CATTCTTGGAACAACAGTGTTGATTGATTTGATAAGATTAGGATCAGATGTTATCTGTGTCAGATAACGTTCTTTTGGTCCATAAGATAATGGTACTTTTTGTTTTTCTTTTGGAACACCCGCTTGTGTGTAACGAACAATCTCCAAATCATTGAACATCGTACCAAACACAACCACCATCTTACGAATGGTGCGGTGATAAAATTGTGCATTACCTAACATTATGGTTCACCAAATGGATTGATTTCAGTGAAGTCGATAATACCATCGCTTGCGGCTTCGATTCTTGCATTATCAAAGATATCTTCAAATGCATTGTTTGTTGTTGCTGCATCAGATGCAAGTGTCACTGTCCACTGTGCGCTGCTTGTATTACCTTTCACATTGGCAGAAGTTGTAAAATCACCTTGTATACGATAAACATCAATGTATGCGTTTGGTTGGAAATCATATACTAGTGCTTGTGTTGTAGCGTTAGCCAACGATGAACCTTGATATACGATCTCGTCGTTAAGAAACTTACCTGCACCAGAGCCTAATGAAATACGAACTTTTGGATAGTAGTTACGAATATTATTGTCTATGTCAGCAATACCAGTTTCAATAATTTCATTTGAGAATACATACTGTTTCAATTTTAAAGCATACACATATACATTGCCGCCACGACCACGACCTAATGTGTAAAACATTGCTTGATCGTTTTCACTTTCAACGTCGGTAATCTCAAAGAAACTTGTTGTCATTGGAATATAAATCAAGTCACCCTCACGTGGTCTTGTATAACCATTGACTGTATATCTAAATCTAAGGCGTGACACTAACATAGTAATTTCGTCACGAATTTCTAAACCAAACTTAGATATAAAGTCTTGATCGCCATCAAAGCCTGTAACATTTTCAAGGTACATTTCAATAGCGTGTGCGGTAGTATATTCTTTCAGACCATCTTCACCATATAAAAAATCTACTTCGTCACGTGTTGTGCGTGGAAGATAATAAAGATCCAAGCCATAAATTTTGAGTGCTTCTATAACCAAATCTTCAACAAGCAGTTGTTCCGGCGTAATAGGAGCATCAGCAAGTCTGCTTGGAAAATTATTGAAGTAGAAATTTGTGGACATTATCCTGTAAATATCTCAGAAGGCAGTGAACCCATTTGATAAATCTGTTCTTCCATTTCTTTTATTTCTTCGACCGCTTCATCATAAATCTTTTGGCCATTAAGCGTTACACCACCAGGCATTTGAATACCCTCAAACTTTTTGAGATTGTTGCCCCATTGTTGTTTAATTTTTGCTGTGGCTAATTGTTTCAGAAAACGATCATTCCACACATCTGTTGTGCCTTCAATCTGAATCGCAGAGTTGTTATGTGTTAGTGTTGGTGGACCAATCAATGTCAAACTTGTGGGTGATTCAATATTACCAACTTGTTTCGATTCTGTGCCAATTGTAATAAAATCGTATGGTACAATCTCTTGATCAAACTTTGTACCATAACCTGTAATTGTGTTTGATGATGGACTGCCCGTAACTGTGCCAGTCAGTGTTACCGTTTCTGGTTGTAGAACACGATAACATTCAACAATAACCCAATCACCAGGTTGAACATCACGTGTCCAATCGATGTCAAGTAATATCTTATTTTGGCGACGATTGAAACGAAACTGTGGTGTACCAGAGAACAGTAAATTCAATGTGCGTAGATGCTGCATGGTAATTTCATATGACACATATGATACCGATGTAAAGTCATATAAATCATGCAAACGTAATTGATAACGCAAATCAAACATGTTGATTGACGCATTAGACTGATCAAATGGAAAAATACCAGTTACAAACTGCACCGCATCAGGACAATGAATCCATTGACGATCAATGTCTGCTTGTGTGATTTGATGCTTCATGAAAAGTTTTTCGGTACCATCATAGTGATAGTCACGCCAAAAAGCAAGCGCATCATCGATACGATCATCTACTTGATCATCGTCTACGTTGATTTCAATTACTGGCCATCCTAGACGGCGTAGGCAGTAATCTTTGAATTGTTGTCTTGTTGAAATGGCCATATTTTATGAACCTGACTGATTGGTTTTGAAAATTTGCAATATCACTCTATTTATCGTATTTCAACCTTTGTTTCTCAGCTTTTGTGCCATCTCTTTCTCCTTCTCATAGACAATCAGACTGTCTTTTCCCATAATTATCTCGGACTTCCTAATTGTGGAAATTAGAGTGTTCATTTGAGCCACATCTAAACTACACTTGTGATCTGTTCCCCAGGACTCTTTATCTAAAGTCACATGTCTTTCTATAATTTTAGCTCCTGCGCCACAAGCTAAAATAGAGGGTAAAATATCCATCTCATGACCACTATATCCAATAGTCAAATTAGGAAATTCAGCCCTTAAAAGACTCAAAGCATTCAAATCTATCTCACAGTGGTCTGAGGGATAAGAACTATTACACAGAAGAATTGAGTCAATTTTAGTTCCAAGTATTGATACACATCCCTTGACTTCCTCCAATGTACTCATGCCAGTCGATATCATAATTGGCTTGGTGTCAGATTTGTTTATTTCTACAAGTAGCTTTTTATCTGTAATTGCTGCACTCGGAATCTTAATGTATGGAACATTATATAAGTTTATAAAATGAAAGCTAGGTATATCCCATACACTGGCGGTCCATTCTATTCCTATCTTTTTACAATATGAGTCAATGTAATCATACTCTTTTTTTTCAAATTCTACTTTCTTCTTGTATTCTAGATAAGTTATTTTGCCCCAAGGAGTATCTCTTAACTTGGATTTTTGATCTTCCGGTACACAAATATCAGGAGTTCTTTTTTGAAACTTCACACAATCAGCGCCAGCATTTTTGGATTTTTGTATAAGCTCTAAAGCGGTATCTAAACTGCCGTTGTGATTGATTCCGATCTCAGCAACAAATAATATTTTATTCATGGTAATTTTTGTAAATTCAAACTAATTACATCTCTCTTTTTGTTTCTAGCAAAGTTTGCTTTATGAATCATGTTTGGTTGAAATATAAAACTTGTATACTTGGGTCCAAAAACTTTATGTTTTCGCTCTTCTTGTAAATTGAAGAATCTTGTTTTTTTCCAACCTCGATCAGCATATTTCAAATCATAATAGAATTTACAAACAGTGTTATCGGGATCATCATAATACTCGAATGGAGCATCACCTTCTTCCATCACATCATCCAAATAAATGATTAGTCGAGAGACATGATCTGGTTCATTATCGGAATGCCAAAACTCAGAAACCCAATAATCGTTAGGAGTCACACCATCAGTATCAGTGGTTGATGGCATGGCTGTTGGATAATTTCTGTAAATTACAGGCTTGAATACATCCATATTAAAAAAACTGGAAAAATAATCAATAATCTCATGCTTGACTTTATCATTTTTTAGTTCTGAACGAACAGGCATGCCATTATATGTGTTGGTAACTTCAAATAATCCTTCTTCAAAATCTCTTTCTGTTGCATGTATATGAGTTTCAGCAAACTCTTGAAACATTAGTCCAAGATTTCTAAAAGGTTTTTTATTTTCTTTAAGAAGGTCTGGAAACAAATCAAAACAATACAGTTCGTCAAATTTGATTTTTTTGATTGTTGTGGGTATACTTAGCATATTGGTAGTCCGTTATGTCGTCAACATCTATTAGTTCCAATTTTGATACTGGAATAAGCTGTAGATTTTTATCTAACATTTTTCCTGTTTCAAAAAACATTTTTCTGTTAAAAATATGAAAACAGTGAGCAGCTTCATAGTGAACAGGAATGCTTTTTGTTGATAAGGATTCATAATCAATAGGAGTCAAACTGTCTTTATTCATATTCCAAAGCCAGTTTTTATATTCTTTTACGCTAGTGGCATATTCAAAATTGGAACTTCCAAATTGTTGTAAAGAACTGATAATTGTTTCCAAGTTTAAAAAACTCAAACAAGGATTCAAAAACATTAGATATTCATCTGGTAAATCTTTCAGCTCCTTGAATATGTATGTGAGTGGTCCGTCAACTTCAGTTGTTGATTTATCTCTCACAATAATTTGAAGATTTGAATATTTACTTGCTATGTGAATCAATTCTTCATCATAACAAAGAACATATTTGTTATACTCTTCGGGCAATTCATTCAGTTTTTTACATGCCATATCCCACAGATTCGAATCACCTAAAGGTAAAACTAATTTGTTTGGCAATCTTTCACTCTTCAAACGGCCTGGAATAAAAACTCCTATTTTTTTCATTTGCGTTCACCATTATAAAATATTCCTGGATTATCTCTTGTGTATCTACCTGGATCTTTTTGACAAAACTTGCAGGGATCAAGATAGTTTTCAAAATTTTCTGATGACATAATTTCAATATATTTTTTTCTTTTTGGAGAACTTATTATGTCAGAAATTGATTCTGTAAAAGTATTACCTATTGTATGTTGTAAATGAAACTCACTATTCATATTACAACAAATTGTAACATGTCCATTATAGTCGATACCTAAAAACTTCTGTGGTTCAAAACAGGGTCTTTGTCTCTTGTCTTTATTATTCTTGAACTTTACTACCGAAGTTTGTATTATGCCACCTCTATCTTCGACTGTGGCATTTTTTTTAAAGTCTAGAAAAAGTAATACATGTTTATTATTCGGTGTTTTAAAAAATAAAAACTCATCGTTACTTTTTTCTTGAATATAATTACAATCCAGTTTTGACATTCTGTTTTGCCACCAATCATGACTCTTACCAGAGTAATCCATGACTGTCAACTCATCAAAAATTTCAATACTATTTTTGTTCAGAAAGTCGCCGTTTGTATTAGCAACAACTTTATTTTTTGTTCTTTGTTTTACATAATCAACATATTTTTTGGTTAGTTTATCGAAAGCCAGCGGTTCATTATACCTAGAAAAAGAAATGACGCCACTGTAATTCAAAATTACCAATTCATCAATTGTTTTTTTGAACAAGTCGAAATCCATAATTGTTGGATTTTTTTTATCTTGCCTTGATGCTACTAGAGAATTAGGACAAAAATCACAACGTCGATTACAGTAATTATAGATTTCTATTTCTACTAATTTAAGACTGCTGGTTTGGGTTGAAATCATTTATAAATCTCACATTCTCATTCACTTTGTTTTCCATGTATTTTTTGCCAATATAGTTGAAGCCATTAGGTGCTCCAGTACAAATGTTCGATCTTATTTTTTGACAGTATTTACATGGATCAGGATAATCTCCATTCTCAACAGTCAATCTTTGTCTGAACTCTATTGCTTTTGGAGAATTCAATATTTCTTCCAGCGTATTTTCTTTTACATTTCCTAAAATATAATCTTTATGTATAGGTATATCGGAACGAATATGACAACATGGCATGACACTGCCATCAAATGTAATATTGATATAATAAGATGGTTCAGGACATGGAACAACTCTTTTATTGCTGTCGTTTTTCCATCTAATCATCTTCAGATGTTGTTCATCTTTACTTAAAACGCCAGCTCTATTTTCCAATAATGCTTGCTTCGGCCAGTCATAAACAACTTTGATTAGATTGATACTTTTATGAACTGCCAATAAGCCTTGATATTGTTTGCCTGGATCATCAATAACCATACAATCGTTTTCTTCTAAAGTTTTGATCCAGTAGTCTTTGCCTTTGCAATCATAATCCATAACATTCAAAGTCGTAAGAAAAAGACCATCTAAGTTTTTCTTTGTAAAGTAATCTCCATTTGTATTTGTGCTTAGTACAACATAAGAAGGTAAAGTTTCTTTTGCTTCTATAACTCTTCGTTTCAAAAGTTTAATATCTGCCATAGGTTCTTGAAAACCCATAAAAGAAACTGTTGGTTGACCTCTAACAAAATCACCATTAAAACTTACCATATCCAAATTAGTTGCTACTGTAGGAAACTTTCTATCTGGAGCAAAGCCAAATTGATTTAGTTCATTGAGTATTTTTGTATAATATACATCATCTAATGCAACACTTTTATTGCGTAAGTAATCCTTATTAGGACACCAATCGCAAGTTCTGTTACAAAAAGATTGGAGTTCAATATCAACTCGTCTTATATGACTTAGACTACCCATTTAACCATTCCATAAAAAGTGTTTCATCATTAAGTATTCGACTAGGCTTAATTGTATCTGAAACTGGATATATCAAATCTCTCAACCAATGCGGATAAGTTTGTAGAGCAAATATACTATCACCAATTGATTTGACTGTCCATTCAAGCGTAATATCATCTTTCATTTTACCATTATTTGACAAACAATCTTCCACTGACTCTTTATACTTTGCTTCATCAATTATAACATTATTTCCATAAAGAATCTCAATCAAACTCCTTGCCCTATAAGATTTGGAAAGAGGCATAAATCGCTGTGAGTTCACAAGAACATCATAACATTCATTATATTTTATGCATAATATTTTATAATCTGGAGGTATAACTCCTTCTTTCTGATTCAATTTGAGAGAAATTATTCTATGAGTTCCTTCATAAGCATAAAGATATCTTGGATCATTCCCATATAAAGGAGAAACTATTATTGGCCAATATGTACCATTTTCATAAATGTCTCTACCTAAAAGTCTTTTATCTTCATGAGAATCGGAAAGAAATTGATCATTATGAAAGTAGTTCCAATTTTTAGTAAGCATGTGAAGTCTAATGTTTATTTCACTTAATGGAATAAACACGGCTTCAGCGTAACCACTTTTTATGAAGTTTTTTAGATTGAAGTTAATGTAATCTTCATGATACATTTCTTCTATTTGTGCAATAGAAAATGATCGTTTTATATTTTGAAGGTTATAAGTTGGATTCGAAACTGCTCTTTTTTTAAGCACATACTCTATATCATTTTTTTCTTCATCAATTCTCAAATAATATGAACTCATATCTTTAAGAACATTTCGATATGCATTTCGATCACCGACAATTACATCAAAATCATCTTTACTTAATCCTACACATTTTTTTTCTACAGAAAATCGCTCTTCTAAAAACTTTTCTGGAGTCAGATTTGTGTTTAGAGGTTCTTGGATAAAAATTATGTCTAGAGTTTTTTTGTTATAAAAGATAAAAATCTTGTCATTATAATTCATTAAAAATTAGTTCCAAAAAATAAAGCATCAATTCCACCCGGAATTAAAAATCCAGCACTTGTCAATGTACCAGTATCAACTCTTGCAGTGTTAGTTTCATCCACTTGAACAAAGTGTGTTGCCGTCCATTCTTTACCAATAAATGAACCTGGTATTTGTATATCGAATGTTGTTGAGAAAGTAATAGATTGTGTTTCGTTTCCTAAAACACCAACTGAGCCGGATGTTGAATAGTATGTAAAATCTACTCCGCCAGCTGTAAACTTCAAAGATGGTGCAGCAATATATGTAAAAGAACCTGGATCTGTTCCAACTCTTGTTATTGTTGTGACAGACAAGACTGTAATACTAGCAGTCGTACCTCTAAGAGAGTTTATAGTTGTTGTTATATCGGTATCTACTGTTGCAGTATTCGTATAACTTAAAGAACCAATTGTGAAATTATAAACCCAAACTTCGGATTGAACATCCGGAGAGGAAAATGTATAGGGTAAAGTGACTACAGCCATAATAAATTAAACAAAACCTGTGCTTGCTACACCATAATAGTTTGTGCCATCGTAGTAAAAAGTAGCAATATCAGTTACATTTGCATTTGAAGAAAGTGTTGGTGTTGTATTTAATGCCCATTTTACGGATGCTGGCCAAGTAATCAATCTTCCACCAGTTCCATCTTGAACTAATTTTAGTAAGAAATTACCTACTCCAGGTGGAGCAGTAAAGGTCAAAGTTGTATTTGCAGTAAGTGTAAGTTTTTGTTTTTGACTTCTTCCAAAATTAATTGTTATAGATGCACCAGAATTACCATTATCAAATTCAGTATTGAATGTAACAATATTTGACGATACATTACCAATTACAGTTACGTTACCGGTTACTGTTCCACCAACATTTGCACTTAAAGAGTTGTTTGCTCTTATAAAAGCTGCATTAGCAGTATTAAAAGAAGCATTTGCAAACGATGTATCTCCACCAGTATTTGCTTTTATGAACGCCGCATTAGCATGATCGTATGCTGCATTTGCTTGAATAAATCCTGAGTTAGCAACAATGAATGAAGCATTTGCATATTGACTGCCAGAATTAGCGGCTGCAAATGCACTGTTTGCATATGTGCTACCAGAATTCGCTACATCAAATCCAGAGTTTGCTGAATTGAATGCGGCGTTGGTGTGTGCATAAGCCGAATTTGCTTGTATGAATCCACTATTCGCATGAACAAATGCTGAGTTTGCATACTGACTACCAGAATTAGCAGTTGCAAATGCGCCGTTAGCATAAATGCCGCCAGAATTTGCAGTGTCATATCCTGAATTTGCTTTATTGAATGCGTCATTCGCATGGAAGAATGCCGAGTTCGCTTGAATAAATCCAGAATTAGCAATAATAAATGAAGCATTTGCATAATTACCCGCTGAGAAAGCGTCAGCGTTTGCAACATTTGCTTGAGTAAATGCACCGTTGGCGTAAATTGCCGCAGAGTTTGCTATGTAACTTGGCGTATTGGCGTAAATTGATACAGTGTTCAGAACAGCATACGCTGAGTTCGCTTGAATGAATGCGGCATTTGCATACTGACCGGTTGCATTCTGTGAAATATATGCCGAATTAGCATGAACGAATGCAGAGTTTGCATAAGAACCGGCGGAGGATGCATTTGCATCTGCGGTATTTGCTTTATTGAATGCTGCATTTGCTGTATTACGAGCGTATTGATCTAAAGTTCCACCGCCACCGCCGGATAATAAATTTGTCGCTACACCGGCAGCAGCTTCCGTCAAATCGATATACACACCACGGGCAGAACCACCTTGCTCAAAAATTCTTATCTTATCTTGATAAGCATCAATGGTAATGCCGCCATTAAGGTTGCCAGTAGGTGGTTTTCCTAAAAGAATTTCACCACCCTCGTCACCGCCAACTGCCAATACTGTTAATTTACCGCCACTACCAATTAAGAATTCGCCATTAAATGTCGTTCCACTTGTGTTTGCAAGTGCATTATTTGCTTTTGCAAAAGCACCATTAGCATATATCGCTGCTGAGTTTGCTACATGCGACGGAGTGTTGGCTGCTATTGCTGCTGAGTTAGCAACATGTGATGGAGTATTGGCCGATATCGCCGCTGAGTTGGCAACATCAAAAGCAGCATTCGCTTGAACAAATGCGGCGTTAGCTTGATTTCTTACCCAGATATCTGAAGCATTGTTCGCAGCATCAAAAGCGGCATTAGCGTGAATAAATGCTGCGTTTGCTTGAACGAATGCAGAGTTCGCATATTGACCAGTCGCATTTTGCGATTGATATGCTGAATTAGCATGAACGAATGCAGAGTTAGCATACTGACCTGTGGCATTTTGTGATTGATAAGCTGAGTTTGCGTGATTGAATGCCGCATTAGCATATTGACCTGTTGCATTCTGTGATTGATAAGCCGA